TGGATAACCTTTACTAGGAACAGAAATAGATAGATGCCGCCAGACCTTTCCGCTGTTGTGTGTGTACGTGAATACACACCGGTAAGTGTCTAGATAGACGACAAAATTAGGATTGTCTCCTGGTACAAATGCACCAGGAATATGATGATGAGCCTCTGCGTATTCAACTACGCGAGCGACTTTTGCTTTGGCTGCATCATCTACGATAAGCGGCCTCAAGTTCACCTCCTTAGTAGACACATTTCCAACGTTGCACACCATGGTACCAGAAGGTTACCTTCCGCCCAGGTGCACAGATGTTGTGTTCGGGTTCAGCTTTGCGCAGAATCTCTGCGTCTTTAGGTTGAATTACAGGTTCATTGACAGCGGGTTTGGTTTCTTTGATTTCGATTGGTTCAAAAGAACCTTGTGAAATGTCCAACGGCACTAGAAGGAATTGCGGGATTATAGGTTCACGCTTGACCGCTATAGTTAAGCTAGGAAGTTCGGGTTGTGCGGATGCAATTATAGAAGGACAGTCAACGTAACCTATTGTGTACCCGGCTATACCTCCAACTATGACCAACATTGCGTCTAGAACTATGAAGATAACGCGGGCCACGGTCCCCTCCCACATAAATCCTCTATTTCAGTTTCTGCCACACCCGATGGAACCCAATAGCCCGACCCGCTGCTTCTATGGTTGGATTTTGTGGGCGTCTAGTCTTACGGAAGAACCATCCCGCCATGGCACCGGCTGTTGGCCCACCGGCTTCTTGGATCTGCCTCAACACCTTGTTGCTGACTCTGGTACCGTATGTGTTTTCGATTAAGGTCCGCAACTCATCAATAACCGGGTCTTTGTCACGAAACACATAAGACTTATAGATAGGCAACCGACCGGTGCCGTTCGTTTTCCGCTTTGCCATCTGTTAGCCTTTAATTGGATGATAGACCATGTGATTGGTATTTCCGGCACGCTTCACCAATTTTTGTTTGACTGCTTGGTGCATAAGATAAGACATACTGGAGGGGCTTTTCCCATGTTCTTTAAGAAACTTCCTAATGTCACTTGGGGTTAGTTCTTTTTTCTCAGTTTTCTGGACATAGGTGGTGAACAACGCCAGCATATTTTCACCAGAACCTTTGGCCTTGATGTGGCCGTTCTTTACTTGGGCGTTCACGACTGGAACTGCTGTGGGTTGTGAGATTGCTATACCGACAAGGGCTTTGAGAGCAGTCCCAAGCTTCTTGTCATCAACAAAGAAGTCAACCTTGAACACGATATATCCTCTATATTGTTGCTTGTAAAGTATTATAGCCGGTTGTAAAGTTGAATGCAACCTAGACTTAAAATTCAACCTTGAAAGTCAGAACCTTTTCTATCTCATCCCAATTCCAATTTGCAGGCCCACCAGACCAGACTATGGCATGAGTTTCCTTTAGTCCTTTATAGAATAATTCGGCAGCTTGATTGCCCCACATGAGCCAGAGTTCGTCTACTCCTTCATATTTCTTGGCTGTGGGAGTACGACGCACGGCAATCCAAGCGTTGCCAGTATACCGGCAACGGCGCAAGAGCCATGCGACTTGGAAGGGATTGATTTGAACGTAGTATTTTGTGGTCTGCTTAAATTCGATCCAGCCTTGAATTCCGAGTGGTGTGCAGAATTCAGAATCAGGAACACCACTGATAGTCCCGGCTGTTTCTATACTCGACCACTGATACTGTGGGAATTTTTCCCGAAATAGTGTTCTAAGGCCACCATCTTTCATGGCATCATAGAATCAATGGTGTGTTTCACATCTTCGTCTTTGGTATTTGACCGCAACCACCGCAAGTAATCAAGTGGGATGGTACTGAACTCTTGGCCCTTGTGCTTCCCAAAGCCAATGGTCTTCAGCCTAACCGGTCGACTAGACAGAGCCAGCAATTGTTCTGGTGTGTGGTTCTCTAACATTCTAAGTAGAATACTTGTCGTGGTCGCTGCATCGTACAAAGCTTCATGTGGAAACCGATGTTGGACGGCTGCTGAAATCTTAAAAATATCTAGATCTAACCAGTAGCGTAGAACCTGATTACTGTAGCCGAGGGCATTGGGCCAGATATGGCGGGCGGCACGGAAGGTACAGATCCACGGTCGTGTCACCATAGGAAAGAATTTAGAGTCAAAGTCTACATTGTGGGCAACCATTAAAGAATCAGAATCAATGTGCTGTAGTAGGAAGTTGAAAGCCTCTTCCCTACCAATAGCCCCTCGTTCCTTTGTTAATCTTTCTGGGGGTATATGATGAACGGCGTGAGCCTTGGGAGCAATCTGCCCATGAAATTCAATGTAATAGTCTGTGGAGAAAGTCGGTTGCCATACTTCATTGATCTTTTGAAGTTCTATCCAAGCAAGCTGTAATACTTCAGCACCCTTGTCAGGATCAAGGTCCGAAGTTTCAGTATCTAAAACGATAAGTTTCATGCCAATAGACTAAAAAGAACCTCGTTAACTTAACGAGATTAACGAGGTTCTTAATGAATTGATTAGGCGACGGGTTGACCGGGAGCCGGTTCTGCCGCTTGCTTCGGTTGCTTGGGTGCCTTCGGTTCCTTAACCGGTTGCTCAGGGATCGGAACAACTTCAGGACCGATGTTGATCAGCTTGCGGTTGGGATCTGTGTCCCACCGAAGGTCGGCGTAGACCTGACCGACTGTGCGCTTGTACGGCTCGGCGGCCATCTTGTCGATGTACTGCTTCACCGTCATGCCGGTCTGATACTCATCGTACCGTTTACCGGACTCACGTGTTTTGGCTTTGGGCCTGAGAACCGTGATAACATGGTTCTCATCAAACTTGGGAAGGCGTGGCCGTGCGACGCCAGTCTTTGTCTTTGCTTTCCGCTTGGGCTTCTCACCCTCAGCACCATTCGTGGGTGCGGCGGCGGGAGCCGGAGCAGCTTGAGCCTGACCCGGAGGCTGTGCAGGAACCGCAGTCGGCTTATTGACTTGGCCCGGTGCGGGTTGAACGGGTTGACCAGGAATGGCCATAAAATATCTCCTCTGTTGTGGTTGCAACCCTCTACGTACCACATATTTTGAAGAATTGCAACCCCTAATTGAGGAAATTATATTTCTTTTTTCAACGACAAGTTGAAATATTATTTCTTAAGATCACCCCATGATTTACCGATCTTAATATCTGTTAGCATCGGTATAGTGATGGACGGTATTGCGTTCTCCATAATTTCAGCGCATTCTTTAGCATGAGCAGGATTACTTATGCTGAAGCACAATTCATCATGAATTTGCAGCAATGGCATATGAGCTGCGTTGTAGACATCCACCATAGCTTTCTTAATCTGCCGCGCCGCGCTGCCCTGAATCATACGGTTAAGGGCTTTATGTGTGAATGAACGGCGAAGACGTAGGCCATGCCATGGGTGTTCGGAATCTTTAGTTCGTTGTACGGCTATTTCTTGTGGGCATGAGAATGTTTCTATCGTCTTACCTGGGTATTTCTCTTTATACCAACTGATATCGAAATTACGAAAGTCTGCGGGTTCGTATAAATTGAAATGGCTACGTGCACCATCTATTAATTCAATATATCCTTCTCGGCCAGCCATCCACATATATTCATTGTATGCTTGATGAACAAATGGCAGTCGCTCATTATACTGGCGCAACACAGTCTCAGCTTCTGCTTCATCCATACCTGTCATCACAGCAAACTTCTTAACACCGGCTCCATAGCTAACTGCGAAGTTGACATCTTTAGCGCGCCGACGGTGGAGGCGTGTGATGGATGCTACGTAGTCGTGAAAGTCTGTGTTAGGATCTGTACGATACATATCCGCAGCTTGCTTCGCACCTGGAGCTCTCAACTTTTCAGCCACGTATACTATCAGACGATATTCCTGTTGCCGGTAATCAATGCTACACCACTCCTCGCCCTCTTCTGGCAGGAAACACGAGCGAATGAGCGGAGCCCACTCATCATCCCGGCTAGGCATTTGTTGGAGCGGTGGATCAGAGTAGCTGAAACGATGACTACGCGCCCCACCGGTTTCACTTCTAAACTGATTAACCGTGGGATAGACACGACCCTTGTGGGCATACTCACAAATATAACCGAGTAGAAATTTCTCTGCTAGTTCCGTATCGTGTTTTATCTTATGCACCAACCGTGGGAATTCTTCTGGGTGGTTGGCCATATTTTCTTTGGCGAAACTTGGGTGTCCCAACGCGGTGCGGAAAACAGGAATATTTCTTCTAATGAATTGGTCTTCAAGCCACTTACTTTGTCGTATCGTTTTAATGGTAACTTTTTCACCGAGTTCTTTACCTAACTCGTTGAGTCTGACCTCACAGGTTGCGAGTATTGAGGCCGCTAATTTCCTGGCTCTGTCCGTATCAACTTTCACACCACGTTGTTTCATTGTTAATGTGATGGGCAGTAGATCACGCTCAACTTGATACGACTCGTCCAAGTACTCAGCGGTTAATTGCGGACGCAGTTTCTGAGCCAGATGCAATGTGCTCACCGCATCTTGTTCGGCATACGGTCCTACAAACTTACCTGGGAGTTGCCACAAGTTTTCTTTTCCCTTGGCGGCGTATTGAATACCAGCCTCGGTCAACAAGCCTTCGTCTTTACCGGGGAGTCCCTGCCAGGAACAAAGATTATCTAGTGTGAATGAAAACCTGTTTTCATCCACCATGGCGGCCATGGCCGCCGTGTCATCTAGTAAAAGTGGAGGTGGGATATTGAATACTGCTTCGATCCATCCCCAGTCATATTGAAAATTATGGAACACAAATCGTGTTTGATTTTGCGACGCGAGGTGATTGAGCCAATTACGCACACGGTTGAAGTCGAAGTTGTTTGTCTCAGGATGGCGTAAAGGGATGTAAACTGATTTATCTCGCCAAGCGGCAGATATGCCGCAGATATAACCGGTTCTAGGGAGGGCTCGTTCATACTGGTGAAATCCTGGACCGCGGTCCTTGGCTAGGGATTCGTCACGTGTCTCAGTATCAATTGCGATCTCAGTTTCTTGGCTTAAATCTGGTAGTTCTTTGGGCGGAACCCACAAGCTGTCTGGTGGAAATAGAGGAAGCTGACCTGGAAACGGCTTGCCCTTACCCATGCCCCGCGCACCCTGGTTTAAGATGCCTTGCCCTGCCCTAAAAACCTATCGCCCGTGCGTTGCGCCAGGGGTACCCGTGCCACGCACCGGGCGGGCGGTCCAGCGCACCAGCGGGCTTTATTTTTGGCCCGAACCCAAGTTCCCGCAGGTATTCTTCATGTCTTTTATCACGCTTCTCAGTTCGCTTCATTTGCTTAGATGGCTTCTTTTTCCATCCACTTTGTTTACCTTCAGGCAGGTAAATCTTTCGCTTGTTTTTCACTTGTTCACTCGATAGTGTGGGACGGCCGTCCCTAATTGCTATCTTGTAACCGCTTTCGGGCGTAAACACTTTCGTGTTCCGCATCGTCGTTTCGGTGGCCACCTACTCGTACGCATTCAAGCCGGGTTTAGGGGTGCTCTTGTAAGCTTGCCTCCCTATACAACCTAGCATCCCAAGTATAGCACATTCGGGCGTGAATGTAAAGCATTATTTTTATGACTCTTCTATCCTTGCATGATGCCCACCATCCTCCGGTGTTCCCGGTACGTTAATTTCCTCGATACGCTTTACCTCTTCCATGGCCTGAGATATGATTTTCATCAGAACATGGCGTGCACCTTTCAGTGCTGGTGCATTCCGATAGGTGCACAGTATGAAGATATACTGATACTCCAAATGACTCAAACTATTTGCTTCCACGAACCGCTCAATCTCTTGATCAATATCAATATGAGAATCACGATTGATGTTATAATCCCCTACCTCAATGATTTTATCAAGATAGTGCAATGCTTTCTGTAGATCCTGGATACCAAGCTTTTTCCGCCACCGGGCGACATGCTTGGTTGTGCATCCTTCCAGATAACTAAGTCGAATTTTTACGACGAAGTCCCAATGCTCATAGGACGTTTTGTAATGACGACCACCTACCTGATTTTCATTGGCAGACATTCTTCTTTTCCTCCCATTTGTTGATATGCCACCAGTCCCCCATGGTTTCTTTTATTGGTCTGAATTGAACCTGCAAAGAAAACAACCCTAACCTCTTTTTAACATATTCAGCGAGCCGAGCGCAAGGGTTT